GCTTAAAGCTACTTCACTGCGTAAATATGATTGCGTCAATTTAGCGTGTTCTACTGAATAACCTAAACTGCGCACTAGGGTTTTCGCATTTTCGAAAACCATTCTGCTTCCCATTTGAGTTGCCATTCGTTATAAGTTTTTATTTTTTTAAATAAAGGTGAAAAGAAAATAATTAACAGCCTTCTTCGTCCAGGCCAGCTATTGACGGCGTCATATAACTTTTGTCAACTAATCCTTCGCGGTTGTAATATGCTGCAATCATTGGCGCCTTATAATCAGCGTCATTTGACATTGCACCGATACCGTTTAATACTCCAAAAGATTGTACAAGTTTAAGACCACCGACAGCGATCATTCCAGCTGCTAGGCCCTGGCCTGCTGGCCCTTTTACAAATTTTGGTAAAAATAAACCAACTGCAACTGGTACAGCCGCGCTTATTTTTGCATTAATTCCAGCTGGTAAAACTTTACCAACTAATTGGGCTGCTGCTGCTCCGGCTACTGTATAAAGTACAGAACTAGCTGCGCCGCCTACTTTGCCAATTCCAGACATTCTGCGACGTCTGTATGACTTTCTTTTTGATGCTGCTTTTCTTCTACGCATTTTTTTTGTTTTTTAAATTGTTGTGAAGTATTTAATTACCAAAGTAATTGATCGGCGTAATATCCTGGGGATCCTTTTACCGTTCTATCTTTTTGGTGTCTTATTTTATAAAGTTTTCTTTTTTCGTCTGCAATCTTTTTACCGCAATATCTTAAATAAGCTGGGTAATCTAAATAGTTTGGATCACCAACGCTAGCTAACAAATTACCATAAACGTCATACACATCAATTTTTTTATTTTTCTTTTCACTAGGTAAAACAACAACATTTAACTGCTTTGCTTTTCTTTTAGTATAAAGAGAAATTTTGTACATTTTATTTTATATTCTTTTTTGCTTCAGTCAATTGTCTTTTTAAAGATCTAATATAACCAGGGTATCTTTGGAAAAGTTTTGCGTCAAAACCTACTAACTTTTTATCCCTTTTTTTACGATCCTTCAAAATTTGAAATTGCCCTTCTGCTTTTCTTATTTGTTCAAATAAATATTTCACGTTTCCAATAGCTACGCTTTCCATTCCAGACATTACGCGAATATTAACGTTATGACTTTTTGTGTCTTTATGTAAACTAACAGACCTTTTAGGTGCTGCTTTTTTTACAACTTTTCTAGCTGCCTTTTTAGGTGCTGCCTTCTTTGCAACTTTTTTAGCCGCTTTTTTAGGTGCTGCCTTCTTTTTAGCTGCCTTCTTTTTAGGCGCCGCGCCTACTTTCTTTTTACCGTAAACGTGTGCAAACGCTTCTTTTAATGAAACGCCAGTTTTTTTTCTGTATTCAATGGCTTTTTTAAAATTGGCCTTTGCTGCTTTTTGTGCTGCGGTCATTATTTTTTCATTTTTGTTATTAAGAAAATACCAGCGCCAACAATTCCCAGTGTTACCCACATATTCATTCCAGCCCTTTGCGTTCCTGGCGTTCCTGGTGTTTGCGGCTTATAGTTTATTTGTTCATTTGTGAAATAAGATCTATTTAAAAAATTATTTTGTAAATCGGGCCTTTGTAACAAAAATCTTTGTCTGTAATTGTCCAAATAACTATTCCAGTATGCTTTATCCTCGGGATTAAGCTGTAAATAATCATTCGGGTAATTTTGACGATACCAAAACAACATTTCATTAACGTCCACGTCCGCTGCTCTAGCATTTTGTTGACTTCCAGCAATTACAGTTGCAAGCCTAGTTCTAGCGTCCTGGCTAGTAATTTGCTGCTTTACTGTATTAATTACCTTTCTAGCGTCGCCCGCTGGGCTTTCAAAAGCACCCCTGAAAAAAGGGATCAAACCAGGCAATACTTTTGCAGCGCTTGTTATAATAGCGGCAATAGGTACAACCCCAATTTTATTTGCGTTTGCGTAATACATTTATTTTTTCTTAAAGATTAGAAACGCTGCTAAAGCTGCGCCGCCTATTAACAAAATTGTATTCGTGTTAATTCCGCGTGGCTGGTTTTGTAAAGGCATTTGCGGCTGAAAAGTTTGCTGTGGAAAGTCAGGTGAAAATGATCCACCAGGACGAGATGCGCTTATAATAGTAGGCGCCGCCGTTACTAAACTTTCAAAAGCACGCGTCCAATCAAACTCACCAATTCCAGCCATATTTGGTAAATCTTGTAAAGCAACAGTAATTTTATTTATTGCAACTTTATATTGTAATTCTTTGCTTGATCCTGGGGTAATTACGCCAGCTTGTAAAAGCCTATCACGTTCCCTTACAAGTTTATCCCTAAACGCTTCCATTTCTGCGCGTTTATCATTTGACGAATAACCAAGTCCGCTTAATGCAATTAGTGCCATTTTTATTTTTTTATCTTTATAAAAACTAGGTTGTCTTTTTTCGTTAAATCTTGCCAACACTGGATCAATCCAAATTTCTTTTTTTGTTCCAGGGTACATAACAGCAAAAACGTGTTGTGGCTCCCTAGTATTATCTTTATATCCTGCAAACCTAAACGCTAAAGGCACTTGAAAAATACCTTTTCTGTTTAAACTATCAAGCACCCCATTAGCGAAAAGCGCATAACTTTTGCAATCACCAGGCATAGCCACAATTGCGCTCGGACTTCTTAAAGTTTGGTTATTATTACTTTCAATGTAATAAGGTACGTTTGACTTTAAAAAATTCCAAATATTCCGCGCTGTTTCCAGTTCACTTTCACCCACAAAATAATTACTTATTTTGTCGTATTCGTCTGCGTATTGATAGTGTGTGTTAACGATACCGTCTATAATATCGCCAACAGTTTGATCAGTACTCACAATCCTTTTAAAGTTTTTAAAAGGCGCCAGCTTTTGTAGAACGACGCTTTTAGAAACCATTAAAATTGTATTTTATATCAAAAGGCAATCTTACGCCGTCCACCTGGGCTGTTCCAGCTAGTCGAAAATTAGCCCTTTTTAAGGTAATTATTTCACGAATAGAAGTTATTGCACCTTCTAGGGTACCAACAGACATTAAAGGCAAAACAGCTTCACTGTTTGCCGATACAACTGTTTCACCATTGTAGTAAATATCAGCAATCTTTAGGCCGCTTTCAGTATACAACTGGGCGCGTATGTTTCCGATCCTTACTCTAAATGCTGTTGGGTTGTATACTGTAAAATCTATGTTTATACGTGGATCAAGTACAGATCCACCAAAAGCTATCCTGGAAATTACATAAGTAACGCTTTGAGAAAAGCGCAATTTGCTATATATCCAGTAAGCTGCTGCGACGCCGACAAAAGCTGTCAACAATTTTTTTGCTGTCATACCTTACAAAGTTACTAAAAATAACTGAAAATTCCCAAAAAAAAATTTTTTTTAAAAATAGTGTGCGTTGGTTAAACTTTTAGTTTAAAATTTATTAGCTTTGTACCTCTGGTAAAAAGCTAAAAATTAAACCACCTATTTTAAACCACTTAAACCGGTTTAAATTATTTTCTTTTCACCTTTAATTAAACCACTATTTAAACCAGTACAGACCAGGCACAAAAAAACCAGCACTAGGCTGGCTTTTGGCGGCGTACTGGGCTGCTAGCTGTGTGTTAATTGTTCAGCCAGACGCGGCAATAAAATTTTCTTGTTTTTTTCTCGTATAAATTTACATAATGTCCACCAACTTTGCGGGCAAATTCAATAAAATTTTCAACTCGGTTAATGTTTCGATATTTCTTTGGGGTAATTTCTTTGTAATCCTCAAAAAAAATAATTGCTGTGTAATATTCCATTTTGTATATTTGCAGTGAAAGGAAAATAAAGCGGTTAATTAGGGTTAACTGTTTTGTCCAGGCGGTCAAATTTTTGGCCGCTTTTTTTTGCAATTAACTTTAAAAATTCAATGTCTTGGGGATCCAATATAGTGCCGTTAAACTCAATGCGCCACTGCTTTCCAACCTTTATTAGTTTAAATTGCTTTTGCATAAGCATATAAGCTATAAAGCGTTTAGTATCTTTTTTCATAAAGGTTATTTTCGTTTTTATAAATGTATTTTTTATCGATCCAAATTTTGCAAAGTTGTTTGGCCCAATTAGTCCCTTTTGCGTTTTGCTCCATAATATCTGCTATTAAATCTTTATAACTAATAGGGCTATAAATAAGCTGGTTTATTAAATTTTTGTGATCTAGTTCAGTAAATTGTTTTGGGTGCTTTGCAGTGTCTTTTTTGCTTTCACCTTCAATAGATATTTGCTGCCAATTGCCCGCAATATTCATTAACACAACTGGCTCAAAATCTTCACTGGATCGTAAAAATCTAGGCTGTAAAGTAAACGTCTTTTTATCTTTATCCTTTACAATTTCAAGTGTGCTAGAAGCCCAGCGGTCGCAATTGGATCCCAGGTGTCCTAGCGTCTGCGCGCCCAGTCCTTTGCCCTGGTGAAGTACGCCCACAAAAAGACAGTTATAAATTTTGGTAAGTTTTTTAAACCAATTCACTAGCTTGCGGCTTTCTACTTCGCTGTTATAATCAAAAATAAGATCCAATAGCCCATCAATTATAACAATTGGGCAATCAGGGTTATTTTCTAAATAGTTTACAATTAAGGCCCTTATTTCAGCTGGGCCGTCCTCGCGCACAGTAAAGCAATCAGCCCAGGGCGGTAAGTTGTTTAAATTAGAAAAGTGCTTTATTTTATTAACTTGTCTGTAAAAATCAAAATCGCTGCTTTCAGTGTCGAAATAGGCTATTTTTCGCCTTCCTTCAGGGAAATGTACTTTCATACCAAAAACGTCGCCTGGTTGAAATGCTGAAGCAATAGCAGCGGCTAGAAAGGTACTTTTGCCCGCCTTTGGTAATCCACTAAAGACAATAAAATTTTGGATCGTTCCAATGGGTTTATCGTCAATAGTGAATATTACCTGGCTTTGGGGGGGGATAAAATCGGGCTTGTATTTTCTTTGTGCTAGTTTTTCTTCAAGGGTTATTTTGTTTTGTCCGTCTGTCATTAGATCCGTTGTAAAAAAGCGGTTAAAATAGCTGCAATAATTAGGGCTATTACAGCTTGTTGGTTATTAGTCAATCGAAATAACTGGGGTATTTTCTTTTGCATTTTCAATTTTTTCTAGGGTTAAAAAATATTCATTTGCTAGCGTTTCGCACTCTCTCAAAAGTGTTGAAAGGCCAATTCTACTTTGGTTGTTTTGCATTTCTTTTGCGCAAAGGATTGAAAGTAAAACGTGTTCGTACTTTGTTAGTCCTGGTATCGGCGCCACTAGGCGGCCGAATTGATCCTGAACGGGCATAACTGGAAAAGCTGGTGCGTTTTTGTCAATTTTCATTTGTCTAGTTATTTATAATGTTTGTAATTTCAGCAATAATTTTTTTTGCTTCAGGTGTGTTTGTGCTGTGTGCTAGCGCGTCTGTTGGGTGATAGCCTAAAGGGCTATTTAATACCGTAACGCCTAGATCCCTAAATCTTTGGTAATATTTTTGGGCGTTTGCAAGTGAAGCGGCCCTGGATAAGGATCCACTCCAGCCATACGATCCAACAAAAATATAAAGTTTTGCATTAGGAAATTTTTGCCTTAACGTTTTTACCAAAAGATCAATTTTATCATTTTTATTAAATTGGCCATTTGTACCAATTGAAATAAAGACATTTTTAACGTCATAGGTAACTGGATAAGTATTTAGGGCATTAATTAAATTAGAAACAAACCAGCCGCCTTTTGCTAACGATTTGTCCGTAACTAAATTGCTAATCCTGGATCCAATACCTACTGCGTGGCTGTCGCCTACCATAAAATTTCTTTTTATTACTGTTGGCGTTGTTTTATTTGCAAAAAATTTATTTGCAATAAAGAAAAAGGCGCCTATACCTAGTGCAATCTTTATTAGTTTTTGTTGGATCTTTGTCATTTTATATTGTTTTATCTGTTTCCTTTTCTTTGTATTCCTTTACGGCAATTGAAAGGTATTTATTATTGGCTTTACTAACTTTTACCCAGCCAGCAATTTCAAATAGCTTTCCAGCGTCTTTAAAATATCCCTGGTAATCGGGCTGCTTTTCGTTTTTTTTGTTTTCCACTTTGTTCATTGATCCGAAGCCGTCGGCTAGATCCTTTAGATACTCGTTTTTCATTTTTTTTTGTTGAAAAGGTTATAAAATTTAAATAGATAAAAAAGTACATAAGCGCCGCTGTATGTCATAAAACATACTGGCACGCTAATTATTATAAAAAATAATATTGCTGTAAATCTAATAAGTTTGCGCCTCACTGAAAAGAATTTTCAAGCCTTTTAATTTCGTGCTGGTAATGTTCCAGTGCTGCGTCGATTAGGATCCTTATTTCAAAACAAAGATCGAAGGGTAAATCGTTTTCGTTAAGGGATAAAAACTTACCACTGCTAGAATAAAAGAAAAAAGTACATTGTTCATACGGTGAAAGTGCGCGCAGTGCCTCTAGGCGCAAAATTTTGTGTTGTAAGCTGGCAATTTCGCCCAGGATCTTACTGTCGGTTTTTAATTGCATAAATAGGGTTTTTGTTTGTCTGTTGTAAAATTATAGTAAAAACGTTTAAACTACCAAATTTATTTTTTAGAGCATAAAAAAGCCCGGTATAGACATACCAGGCTTTCTTTTTGTACTAGACCATTGAAATTTATATAACCAACTTGCTTATGCTTTCAAAAATAGGGCTTTTTCGCTGTTTCTGCGTCTTATTAGGCCTGGTAATACGCTCCTTACTCCAGTTCTAATGTCTTTTGCCGTTATGTAACGATCAAAACCTTTCACAACCTCGCTTAAAGGTTTACCAGCGTTTAAATCTTTTATTATTTGGCTTCCTCTTATTCCAGTTCCTTTTAATAAACTACCAGGGCCAATGTTATAAGTTAGTGAAGTTAACGCAACCATTTGATTTTCGGTTACTGGTACCTTAACAATGTCATTAACATAATTAAAATACTTTTCAGCCGATTTTATAAACCAGCGGCGTGCCGTTGGCTCGTCAATTACGTCACCAGCCTCAACTTTTCTGTTTTTATCCCAGTTCCAGCCCTCACCGTAACCAATAGAATATTGCGCAAAATCCCATTTTGCCCTAGGTATAAAGGTTTCCCATCCTAAAGCAATATATTTAAACAATTGATCCTGGATCTGTGCATACGTTGGTTTACCTGGCGTTTTCTTACTATCCATAATTATATATATTGCAACTGCAACCGCTAAAGCGACCACATATTTTTTTTTCTGTGTCATTATTCGCGACCATTTAAATCAATTTTACTGTCTTTGGCTGCGAATAAACCAATACCGCTTAATATTGCTGCTATTCCAGTATGTAAATCACCTTTTAGAATTGTTGCTATTCCAGTTATTACGGCACCTAGGCCAAATAAACTTGTTTTCCAGTTCTTAAACATATCTTTTAATTTTTGGTAAAAAAATCAAGTTTGGTTTCAATGCGTGCTAATCTGTCTAGTATTTCGCTATTTGTGCTGTTGTGTTTTGATAGATCAGTTTCAATTTTGTCTAATCTATTTTTAGTTGTGAAATAAAAACCACCCCCAGCGGCAATAAAAATAAAAATACTAAATAACAGTTCTGTCTGCATTTTCCTCGTCTTTTAATAATTCCCTAGCAACTGCATTGTACGCGTCTGCTGCTGTCATAGCAGCCGTTAAATTTTCAAATAAACCGCTTTTGCTTGCTGCGTCTAAAATTTGTTTTAAAATTGATAGTGCTTGTTTGGTTTCCATTGGTTGTAGTATTTAAAGATTAATTAAGCTAGTGTAATATTAAGCTGCGTCGCGGCCCATTCATAAGCCCACTGGTTAACGTCTGGTTCTGCGCTCCATTGATCGTATTGCGGTTCGCCGATTGTTAAATTGCCGTCTGCTAGTTTGCTAGCGTCTGCGTCTAATAACTGCCAGTAAAACGTTGCACTGTTTAATAAATTGTCATTAATGATAATTAAGTTAAAAAGGGTTGCGGTTACTTGTTGTCCGTTTACCCAAAGGGTTAAAGGTTGTATTTGTTTCATATTATTTTAAGTTTTCTATTTTGGTATTAAGTTCTTGAATAGCTTTTACAATTGTTGCAACAATAGGTTGGTAATTTAAACCTATAAAATCACCGCTTTCCTGGTATGCTTGTGGTATTATATCTTTGACTTCTTGCGCAATAAAACCCAGTTGCTTATTTTCTTCGTCTTTTTCTGTTAACATATTGTATAAAGTTGGTTTTAACTTTAATACAGCATTTAAACCTAAATTAGAATTTTCAAAATTTTTCTTTTTGTTTTTATCGGATAAAGCTACATATGCGCCAGTTGTTTTATCTAAATATGAAACATTTGTCCAAGTTCCACCATCAAAAAACCAATACGCGTAATTGTATGAATTATTTATTTGTTGTATCCAATATCTACTATTTGTAACATCTCCTATTCTAATATTTGCACTACCTGCAACACTTCCAGATCCAGCACCTCCTTGAACTTCAAAAGCTGGGGCATTAGCTCCTATATTAAATCTATATTGACTTGTAGCACTAGTACCGATAATTGCATTTCCATTTACTTGTAACTTTTGGCCCCCGTCCGTCGTTGTGCCGATTAGAACATTTGAAGCTGAAATATTTAAAGTTCCAGAATTACCCTCAGCACCTAATTGTAATAATTGACCTGCAACAGAACTACCTGACGCAGTTAAAGTAACATATTTATTACTTTCAGTCGTTGTAATAAATAAACCTGGGTTATTTGTACCCGCAAAATGTCTTATTGTTAAGCCAGTTGTATTTCCAGGAGTTCTAAACGTTGCAGATCCAGTGCTTGCTATTGTTAATCTATCTTCACTTGCAGTTCCTAAAATTAAACTATCTGTATTATGATTATAGCTAACATAACCTCTATAATTATCTGCTGACGCTGTACCGTCACCAAATTGTAAAAAGCTACTTTGATTTGTTGCTGCCCATAATTGTATACCACCTGCAGTTGTTCCAGGTACGCCAACGGATACAGTATAACTTCCAGCATTACCAGGATTGTTAGATCCACCAAATAAACCATTTGTAGCAAAACTAGCGTCTCCATTAATTTGCAATTTTCTACCGTTGTCGACTATTGATCCAACAATTAAATTATATGCAGATGATATTCTAGCCGCTTCCTGAACGTTTGCTGCACCAGTATTATAAACGCCAAATAAAATTGGGCTTGCTGCTGCTGTTGATCCGTTAAATATACAAAAGTCGCGATCAGCACTTCCCTGGATAAAATTGTTTGTGGCTGTTGAAATACCTAAACCAGCGCGCTTTGTTGGGCCGCTTTCAGCACTGTCTATTCGTAAACTAGGCGCTGTTGCACCAACTATCTGTATACCGTTATCACTTGAAGCACTGGCAACAACTAATTTACCCGATCCAACAGTTGACGTGCCAATTAATACCTGGCCAGTAGTTTTTTTAACTGTTACTGGCTGAATTGCTGCTACTGCGTCATATATCCCAAAATCATTTGCACCAGCGTTATAAAACGCACCAATACGCCACAAACCTACTCCGTTATTTTGAAAACCTATTCTAACGTCGTTGGTTGCTACTGTTTGATTAAGTATTGCAACAGTTGGTTGATCGTGATGAACGTCCAGGGCCGTACCTGGTGCATTGGTATTAACGCCCAAATGTCCATTTGTAGCGTCCCAAAATAGATCGTTGCTGCCAGTAATTGTGCTGGCACCGTTCCAAAATGTTACTTGTCCATTTGCACCCGTACCAGTTACCGTTCCAGTTCCAGGGCCACCTATTAGATCCCAGCTTGTACCGTTATCACGATAAAAAGCAAATGTATTTGTTGAAATAAAGATCCTACCAACAAAACCAGCTGCGGGCCTATTGGCAAAAACGTCTGCGTAAAACGCTGGCGTTTGTCTTTGGTTTAATATTGATAAATCTATAAAAGGCATTATAATATATAATTTTTCTTAACAGTTACCAGGTTGTTAAACCCGCCTGAATTAATGAAGTTAGCAAAGAAACGGCGCGTTGTAAATTCACCAGCGTTTCCCTCTATTTGTAAACTTTGGTTTTGTTGCAGTGTAACGTTTTCAATTTGCACTGCATTGGATCCGTAATTAATAAACAGAATACTGTTACAATCACTTGTAACGTATCCGCTAACGTCATACGTTGTAAAGTTTACGTCGTATTTTATAAGATCCGCTGTTACTTTAAAATCAGCCATTTTATTTTAATTAAAGGTGAAAAGAAAATTAAATTGTGAACGGTACGCCCATTTTTTTAACTCCACTCACCTGGTTAACGTAATAGGTTTGGAAAACTCCGTCTGGTTTGTATTCTAATTCGCGTGCTGGCGCAGTAAAAGACATAATTTCGTCAGTAATTGTAACGCTTTCAGGTCTTATTGCTGGTGCAGTTAACGCTGGCCCAGGCTGTTGAACTGGCTGTCCTGGTAAGGTTGGAAAGCCTGGTGATGTTACTGGTAATTGATCACTTGATTTTTTTTTATACATAAAAAAATACCAGTAAGCGGCTCCAGCTGCTAATAACAATATTAAATTTTTATTTTTCATAATTTTAAATTTCTGCTAATGCTTTTTCATAATCACTTAATAAGTCGGCTGGATCGTCAATAAATTGACCAGGCCCCAAAGGATCCACAATTACAGTCCCACGTCTTTTAGGTTTGTTAATAGCTGCATAAGCAATTACGCCACCTAATAAAAGTAATATCAATAAAGCGCCTTTTTCTTTCATAATATTAAAATCTAAATTTTATCCCTTTTCTACGGTAATTGTCATTTAACGTATTAATTTGATCACTGTCTAAATTTGATTTTACAAAATTTACTAAATCTTGTAAACCTGCATAAGGTACGCCGAAAAGGTATTCCTGGCGTTTTCCAAATGATTTGTACAAAGTAGCTATATCAGCGTCATTTTTGGCTCTAGCCAATTGATAAATAGCGTCGTCCTTATCGTCCGAAAGTCCGCTATATCTCAACGCTTCATAAATTCGATTTGCAATAATTGTCCATTCACCTACCGATTTGGTAGGGGTTTGCAATCTTATTGCGTCATTTATATAGGTGTCAATATTTCCAGTGTTAATTCTCTCTTGCTCTAATTCAGCCGCACTTTTTACAATACCTAGTTTTACTAAAATAGGCTTTACTACTAAAAAGTATGTAATACCAGCACCAATTGCATAAATAGCAATTTTTTCTGTGCTTGCATTTAATATTTTATTTTGTCTAGGCATTTTTATAAATTATAACATAAATAATAAAGAAGATAGTTTACTATTTGACATTTCATTTAATTTTCTTAAATGATCAATTGTAACGCCTTTATTCATTAATGATCTTAAAATTTCAATTGCTTCTGCTTCGTCGCCTATTCCAGCTATTGCCGTTGGCGCGCCGCCTTTTGTTACCATTCCGCTAACTAAAGACATAACTCCAGCGATCAATGCTTCTTGCAATTGTGGGTTGCTTAACATTTGATCAATTGGACTTTTTTGTTCTTCTTCTTCTTCTTCTTCTTCAATTTCTTCCATAGCTTCAATTGCAGCTATTCTGCTTTGCAACATAGCGTTTTGCTCAACTAGCTTTTCCAGTAACATTTCAGCCCTGGGACTTCCCAATCCCGCCATTGATTGCATTGGCAACATTGATTGTGGCCTATTTAGCTGAAAAGAAATACTGGTAAGAACAGGACTTTCTTTTTTCTTGCCCCTGCCAGTACTTCCCTCGCTAATAACTTGTATTAAATACGGGTTGTAATTTTCTATATTATTGCGCAGCTGTGTTAGTGCGTTAACAAGTTCCTGGCGTCCAATTTCTTTTTCGCCTACAAAATTGTATCGCAAATATTGCGGCGTCGGGTTGACGCCAGCAAATATTTTATATTCGCTTCCTTCCGCTGCGTCGTAAAAGTTTACGACTTCGTCAATAGTAAATATTTCAGGTCTAAACGCTGCCATAACATAAAAATTTTACAAGTAGTAATAAACGCCAAAACTATACGCAACATTTGTTGTGCCTAGTGCTGTTGGCAAAGATACAAATGATTTTGTCCAGCTAATATCAATATCATTCATACTTGGTAAGTCATACACAAAAGGTGTAGCGCTATCGCTAATGTTTTGTAATGCAACCAATGGGATATTGTAGATTAACTGTAAATCACCCTGGTACAAAGTTAAACTTGACTTTTTCAAGTCAGCAAGCGCAACTGGTGTTGATCCAGTTAACGGCGTTGCTGAAATTGATCCAGCGGCATAAACTTGTATCGCTTCAATCTTTGCGTTTCTTAATTGTGGTAAGTCAGGAAAGTAAAAGCGCGTAAGTGTTGATCCACTTGGCACATTAATTTCAACTGCTTCAAAACGTTTGATACGCATATTTCAAAATTAAATAAATTAAAAAAATTGACGGTAATATCCGACCGTCGGCGGCGGCGATTAAGGCCCGCCAGGCACATTAAGTTATTACTTAACAGTAGTAACGTTTTGGCATAAGATACCACGTTGAACAACAGCAATAAAGCTATTTGCTAGAACTGAAGCTGGCGCACCATTTGCAGTTAACTGGAAATTGATGTTTGCCGCACCGTTCATAACGATACCTGGTTCAACTGGATAAAATGCGTCTTGACTTGCACTCCATTGATCAGTCGTGCTTGCGCTTTGTTGTGTTTGTGGCACAAAGTAGTGGCGCAATACGTCCCAAGCTGGTAATACTTGCTCGTTATTGATAGTAAGGTTTAAATAACCGTTGTAAATACTCCAAAGATCGTCGTCTGTTGCTGCAGTAAATACAGTACTGTTTGGATAAGTGTAAAGTTTTGCAGCTGTTGAAGTTGCAGTACCTACACCAATTACAACTGCAATTTCAGTTGTAATGAAAATGTCTTGTAAGTTAAGACGCTTTTCGTTTACGCGGCTTGCACCGTTTTGAGTATCATTCACCAATACTGGGATATGATAGTTTGCAATTGAAGTGCTTAAAGCTACTTCACTGCGTAAATATGATTGCGTCAATTTAGCGTGTTCTACTGAATAACCTAAACTGCGCACTAGGGTTTTCGCATTTTCGAAAACCATTCTGCTTCCCATTTGAGTTG